CGTGTTAGCTACTGCTACCGGGCCAGTCGCGCCAGCCCGGTCATAGAATACAAAATCCCCGTTGTTGGCAGCAGCTGCGTTACGTAGCGAATTGGTGTAATTGAACGGCATTAGTCATCAGCTGATATATTTTGCGGCCTTAACCTGCACTGTGGGCAACGCTGAACTTTGACAGAATTAATCGTGTGACCATCGCCATCAAGCAATTTCCACCACCAGCCAATGAATTGCTCGGCATCATAAAAAATCTCGATGTCAGCACCCGCTGATCTAGGAAACAATATCTGCGCCAAGGCATTATAGTGCCCTCCCTATGCCGGTGGCTGGTAAATCAGTGACGAGCACTGGACAGTATCACCCGCGCCGATTACCGTCGAACTGATCGTGATATCAGTCGGCAGAAAACGGAAAATTTCAGTACCGGTATTATTCTCGATCCTGAGATGGTCGACCGTACCGCCTGTCGCGTTAGTATCATCCAGAAAATCACCAAACGTCAGATCGGTAGCACCGACCGAATTGGCAGTGTTGATGGTCAAAGTCGCGATTTCAGCGTCAGCTACGGTCCGCAGCGTCAGTTGCCCATTGCCGGTAGCATTGACGAGTGCAACAACAGCGTCAGAGATTGCGTTGCGAGTCGCAACAACATGCGTTACCGCGTAAAACGCGACTTTTGGCATGAAGAGCTTCAGGGTGTTGAAGATGGATTGTAGCATTATAAAGCCTCGCTTTTCAAAGTTTCAAGATACCGCAAATCATCCTCGGTTAGCACGTCGAGGATGGCCTGAGGAACATTGTTAGGATCGTCGAACTTCGGGCGACCCTGTGGATCACGAACCAGCGCAACAAGGTGGACTTCGCCGTCCTGTGCTGCTGCGACTAACTTCGAGAGTTCCGGATTCATTTCTGTATTTTTATTCATGGTATTGTCCTCTCTACCGGTTACGCCTGTCTGAGCCTAAAATGCGCCAGACAATTAGATCGGCGACCCTCACTCCGAGGAAACCGCCTAAGCCACCAGAGGCGGCTATAATGTGTACCCCTTCACCCGCGCCCGCAGCAATTGCGCCACACGCCCAGCCGAAAAACATGGCAGAGACCAGATGTATAACAAATCCAATCCACGACCAGCTTTTCGTGCCGTTATGAATCTGATTGATATAATCTACCACTCCGCCTAAGATAGCCGGTACTATGCTGACTAGTATGTCAGCTAATTGATGCAAAATTTGTTTCATCTTGCTACCCATGCAAAAATTAGCGCTAGCAGTACGAATATGACAAGCATTTGTACCTCTTGCCATATTCGTTTCCATCCGTCTTTCGGTGAACGTGGGACGCACATCGCAATATTAGGGACAGGTTAAATCGATTGTCCCGCCAAACTTCGCCTCTACAGCCGCTTTGAACGCCGGGCGCTCACTATCTGGCATATTAGCGCAGTATTCAGCCAGCCCCTTGCCTACCGTTTCAGCTGACTTGGCAACCTCTTCGGCAAACAGGGCGCAGCCCGAGACCGCAAACGCGGCGATAAGTACTACAATTAACTTCTTCATAATGTCTCCGTAGTTTGTGACAGGGCGTTTATGGCATTAGCCCCAATTGCTTAGCGAGCCAATCTGACGGCTCAATATGCTCATTATCGCTTCCCTCTGTTATCCCACCGGGCAGCAGGGCCGGGTCGAACATCAAAATGTGTACGGCCATCGTACCGGCCAATACCACCTGCCCCGATATATTGCGCTTCGAGATAGGTAGCGATTTTGTTATCATCTATTTTTCGACGAACGTTCTTGTTTGAACTGTCACGCTCGATAAAGACGTACTCAAGCCAGAAGTCGGCGGCAATACCCCAGACATGTTCTGACTTTTTAATTCCGTTGAAGTCCTGTGGATTCTTGCCCTTTAGTTTGGCATCGTACCACAGGCAGCGATAACCTGAATTGATGTGACAGGCTACCCGTTCGATTTCGAATCCGTCGAGAATTGCTTGCTCTGCAAAGTAATCGACGCATCGTTGCAAACCGCTAGCTAGGTGAAAATCGACCGGAGTCCGATTGCACTCCGGTCGATCGCACTTGCATGCAAACTCGCTACGCGAGAGATTGGCTGTCAGGTCACCCATCAGGCGGCTTTGGTAGCATCCTTTTTCATTACTGCATCGAGAGCTTTTCTTGCAGCAGCTTCAGCAGTTGCCAGATTGGCAAGTTCCCGCTGGCGAGCTTCCTGCATGCCCTTGACACAATCTCCAAGGCCACGAGCTTCACCGCCAGTCGCCCGGGCACCCAATTCACGGATGATGGTACCGAGTTCTGATTGCTTCTCGGCAATCAACGCATCGAGTGCAGCTTTCTGCTCTCGTAGCTCCTCGTCCTTTACTCCATCAAACGGACCTTTTGCTTTCTTTTCTGCCATGTTACTGTACCTTAATAAAAATTAGCCATCCTTGGCCAAGAAGACAACGATAATCAACCGTTGGTTTGGAGGAAAGCTATGCCGACGTTTTTACGGTTGACGTAGACGCGGTTCCAGTTCAGCGCATCACGCAGTTCCGGAATTGTCGGTGATTGTAAGGAAACGGCACCAGATTCAAAAGAAAAGCCAACCGGATGAATGATGTTGGTTTGACGAGAGTGAATGATATCCTCGCCGCCACCATTACCGGAGCCTGCTTCGCGTTCCAGTTCCGACGGACGCTCGGGAGAACCCTGACCGAATGCGAACTGACCACCCGCAAAAAGAACGCTGGTGTAGATCGTCCGTGCCGGGTTGACAGTACCAGCGACTGCAGGCAGCGAATCGTCGATGACCAAACGGTAACCGAGATACGTGCTGAACATGATGTTATTGTCCGAGTCGCGAACAAACTGGATCAGGTTAAGACCCTGCAAACGGGCATACGGCACCGAGTGCATCGCCAGCACCTGCAGATTGTCGGCATGATCACCCAGAGTTGCCTTTGCCTGAATAACTGCATCGTTGCTGATGAAGTCACCCGTGTCTGGATTACCAGCTTCATCGAGGATCGACGGTTGGTACAGCATGTCGCCAGAATCGTTGGCGACGTTATCGGCCAAAATGCCCATCGCGGATGAGATCAGACGAAGTTCGTTGTTTACCGCCCAGTACTTGCCGATACGATTGGTGATTGCCTGAACCGGGTCGGCCAGTGCGATTTCCCGGGCGAGGTCCATGGTTGACCATGAGCGGTGCATAAATGCCTTGCGCCATTTCATCAGCCCGTCGCCGATTTTCGCCGGTGCAGGCGGCGGGCCGGGTACGTCGTTTACGTAGTTGGGCTGATTGGTGCCATCGTACTGCGGGTTATCGAGTCCGAGGTAGAAAGGGAGGTCGCCGATGTTGCCGGGACCCTGTGCCGCTTGCGTAACGAGCGCGTCTTGTACCATGACGCCCGACGCCAAGAAGGCGTTTTTCTCGATTGCGGCTTCCTGAATCGCCTGATTGAAGACGAGCGGATTATAGACGTCCGCGATTTGAACTGATGCCATTTTGTAGGTCTCTCAAGTTAGCGGGCAGAACTCTCCACCCATGATTAAAAAATAGGATAAAGTAGCTCTGTCGGCATTACCTTCAGAGGGTGGGCATCGCCCTTCGTCGAGAGGACATTTCACCAGCTTGGGCATCGCTTGCACTGGCTATCGGAACTCTGACTGGTTTCGGCTTAAAGTCGTCCCCCGGGGCATCACCCCGGGTTAGACTAAAAGAAGAACCACCTATGTATGCGGATTAGAACATATCCGGGGCCGCGTGTCTACCCCGATTTTTGTACAAAACTTGCATGGTGCCTTCGAGGCTCCCCGTTTGTTTCCCTTACACGCGGAGGAGGACATCGCTGCAACCGGAGGGATACAGCCACACGTGCAACCCCGGGCAACGGGGAGCCTCTCAGACCTATGCAGCGGGAGATGCGCCCGCCTGTTCCTGTAACTGTTTGCCCAGATCGGGATCAGCGTTCATGATCTTGGCCTGCTCGGTCAGGTTGTAATCCGGGGTACCCTTGGCCCATGGATTCGCCGTTTTAGTGCCACCGTGACCCCTGCCTGCACCACCGCCTGAACTATCGGCAACAAAGGCCGACTTGAATGTGTCCTTGGTTTTAAGCTCGTTGACCAGTTCGCTGATATCCATATGCTTGCCAGCATTGACCATTGAAAAACGCTCTGTCCCTCTCGGATCGACGACCACGGCGACAAACTCACCCTCGTCATTCTGCTGCATCTTGATCCCGGTCTTAACATGGGGCAACAAGAGGGTCGCGTTACCGCCTGCCTCGACGATTGCCTTGGTCGCTGCGTTATCAATTAGCTGCGATTCCAGTGCGCTGGTTAGTTTAGCTTCCTTCGCCTCGAAAGCCTTGAGTTCGGCAGCATGCGCCTCTTGCATCTGCTTTTTCACGGCTTCAACAGCTTCCTCGCCTTTCAGCTTGGCGATATCGATATCTTTAGCCATCTTGTTGAGTTCCTTCCATTTTTCAACGCTGAAATCTTCGGGCAGACCATCAGCAACTTTCTTTGCCGTTTTTAGCTTGCCGAGAAGCTCAGAGTTCTTGTCATTGACCGCGCTGGTCGCTTCGGCAACTGCCTCCGCTACGTGCTTGGTTACCGCACCTTCCAGATCAAAAGTCGCGTCCTCTTTGGCCTTGGCCAGTATCTCTTGTAAAGTCATAATGTTTTCCTCGTAGTTTAACGGTTATTCTGTGAAACCGAGTGCTTTGTTCAGGTCACCTGTCCGGGCTAACTCTGTTTGCGCTCGTGCTCCAAGAATGCTTTTTTGATATGCCACTGGCTGTGACTTGATCCACTGCTCATAGGTGACATATCGAGATGTGACAACGCCTCTTAAAGGCGAAGCATCGGTGCGGCTTGGCTTTCGTATCCTGCCGCCCCGGGTGCGCAGCCCTTTTTCCCCCAGTTCTGCAACTGACTTGACCTCAACCGCTGGTCGACGTAGCTGATCTGTAACATCGCTCACCTTCTCACCCTTCAGCACCGGAGCCAAGGTTGACCGGCAACTAACGTGCAGCGGAGGAGTGCGGGCTTTCTTTTTATCTGCCCAGAATGTACCATCCAGCGACTTGCATATGTCGGACGTCCGGTGATCGAGGGTCGCCACGTAAAGTACGCCTCTTACCTCGTCTTCATCTTCAAACGCATCCATTCGCACTTGATTCGAAACCTGCATAATCGCGGTCCGGGCGAGTGCCTGTGCCTTTCGTCGTAGTGAGGCATCAACAAGCTGGCCGCTAGACCTTTCAATGAAAGCCGCCGTTGATCGAATAGGATCATTGCGCACAATCGCATCCCGGGTGATGTTGACCAACGACACATCGAGATTAGCCATGGTCCCAGTTAGCAGGTTATTAACCGAGATCATCTGGTCCGGAAACGGGATATTAAAGGCCCGACGTATATATGTTTTGGTCACGTTGTATGGCTTAGGGTCAGCCACGCCCAGTGCTGCCAGATATCGTGCCGTTGATACCGCTTCAGCTTCCCCGGCGTCGACTCCATGCTTGATCAGGATCGAATCGGCACTTTTACTTAGTGCGACCATCTCTTTGTGGATTAGCCCGGTTAACTGAGCTTGAGTCATGCCAGCCCGCGACCCCTTGATCACTTTTTGTATGATCTCGTCCCGGCCTTCGGCAATCAGGACCTGAACCGCATTCGCGGCTTGCCCCCCCCGGCGAAGTATCTGGATCAGAAACTTGCCGGTATCGTCTAGGGTGCGGGCCATTAGCCTTCGTCTTCCTCTTCATCCTCGTCAGGGCCACCGCCAGCAGTCTCCATTGCTGCCATAGCTTCAGCCGCTTTTTGCATCCGGGCCTCACCTTCCTGTTCGGTTGAAGCCTGCAATTCTTCAACCGTCTTTTCCGGGTCGACGATCTCAGCCCGCTTGAAATTGTCGATCAGAGTATCGTAATCGAAACCACCATTCTGCCATGCACCAACAAGGGCAGTAACCATGGAGGCGTCGAGTTCGGCAGGCAAAAAGTGGGTAGACATTTGCAATTCGACTTCCCCGGACATATTGCCCCATAGCGCGGTAAACTCCAGCATCATTTGGACCTGCCGACTAAGGATCGTCACAATAGAGACGAGATCGCTTGTTTCCGATATCGAGCGCAGATTTGATGCGGTGGCCGTATTTTCGGATACTTCCGGCAGCAGAACCCTTGCGCCGATAATAGCCATCTGGTCTTCCATCGATTTTAGCTCCCGGTCAATCGCCTCGACCCCGGCACCGGTGAATTCCAGCATGCCGACCTTAGCATCCGGAGCCGTAATACCCCATACTTTGTGCGGGCCGATCGTGTCCGGGAAGTCCTCATCAGTCGGATCGACGCCGATTATATACGGGGTCGGCAGGGCGACGTAGTGTAATGCATGCATCTGGTCCGCTTTCAGTCGATAGTGGCTCATGCACAGGTTGACCAGATCGAGAAGCGGTGGCAGATCAACGGAAGTGTCATAATCCGTCTGATGGATGATTACCGGGATAAAATCGAGTGTTTTGCCCGCGATCCGGGGAGTGACAACCTCGACTGGGTCGCTGCTGTCTTCGATAAAAATCGACTGTGTATAAACACCGTCAATCAGTTCGACCACTCGATATCGATATTTTTGGTGGTGATGTGCACCGCGCTGTTCTTCCGTCTCGCGGAAAACGCCATAAATCAAAACGCCGTCTTCCGTGTATTCCCAGTCAATAAACTCCTCCGCTTTGTACTGTATCCAGTATGGGCGAGCAGTTTCCGCATCGAGCATCGTGGCCTCGGCATCGAGCTTGGTATAATCGATAAGCGAAATCACTCGTCCAACTTCCAGCAATTCGGTCAGTATGGCTTTGACGTAGGCCGAGACATCGGCCCCGTTCCTGTCGATATTATCATTGATTTTTTCCATAGCTTCGGGTACGGTGATCAAGATCGGTTTCCGCATCGCCAGACCAACATGGCCAGTAATTGTCTTGTTGAATGCATTAAAGAACCGTGCCCGGGTCTTGTATGCGTTGTACTGCTCGTCCGTTTGCCCGCCAAGTCGGGGCAAGTAGACCTCACCTTTTAGCTTGACCGCATCCTCACCAGCTTTGGCATGTCGGCACCGTTCCCATATCTTCTGCATCGCAATATAGTCACGGTGAAAGTCTGTAGAGTAACTCATTATAACCCTCCGAGGGATTTCGATCTGGCTGAGCGATGAACGATCGGGTGCAGATAGTGAATCATATACCCCGGTCCGTCAACCCGGTTATCTAGGTGGCCGTCCTTCACAGGCTGGCCGGTTTTTGGATCATATGCCTGCTGCTCGAAAGCGAGCGTTAGTTCCGGGCATCGCTGCGTGTTGATTAGGTATTCTCCAATCTCGAATTGTTTATTGACTGACGCCACCCGGTTTTTGATCAACGGGTTGCTATTGCTAGCCTGCACTCTGAACCCTGCATCCTTAAGGATTTTAATATCAGAGAGCGATGCAGATTTAGACGATGTACCTCTGCCGCTGGCATCCGGAAAGACTGTAATGTTATTTTCAGGATATGCTTCCTTGAGAGCGTCGCACATGTCAGGTGTATCACGAAGTCCGAAGAACTCGTCAACGGCAACGATTTTGCCATCGCGCTTGATATGAACAGAGGCACACATATCGAAAACGTTAAAATCCATACCCACAAACAGCGGATCGCGTGGCTTAGGCAACCATGTCGAGTGATTTTTGTGCCGGTCGAATGCATAGTAGACCGAACCGGCCTGCAGATTGACAAACTCGCCATTGATATATGCCTCTACTAGTTGCTCGGGGTACGTTTCAAGGAGCGTCTCAATATAGTCCTCTGGCAGATATTCTTCATTTTCGTACGTCGACGCCTGCACCATGCTATAGGACTGCGTTGGGTCTTTCTTAAACTTGTTGTAGACGAAAGCAAAGCCCTCCGGGGTGCAGGTCACACCGATGCCGTTAACCTCGCCCTGTACCTTGAGACGCATCCGGGCAATGATCTTATTCCATGCCGTCTGCGCTTTATCCATTGGCATTGTGTCAATCTCGTCCACAAGGCCACGTGCTATTTTGAACCCAATAATCGAATCGGGGCGGTCCATTGAGCGGCAGATGATCGAACCGAATTCCTTGCCCCGCCGATTGACTAAGATCACCTCCTTATCTGACGTTTTCACCACACAGCGGATTTTCATCGTCTCCGCTGCCTCCTGTATTGTCGGGTAGAAGATGTCCCGAATCGACGGATAGGTCGGGCCGAAATAGCCCTGAACGACGTTTTTATGTCTATTGCCAAAGATCAACAAATCAAGGCAGCCAACGTATGTTTTACCTGAGCCATAACCGCCGACATATGCCCGGAACTTAGTATCAAGCTCATTCAGGAAGATATGCTGCGGTTCACTTATCGCTAGGTTTGCGCTTGCCACGTGTGACTTTTACCCCTTTTTTGCTTTCTTTAACATGAAAATGAATCTCGGTATTCGCTGCCCCGTCCTCGTCGACCTCGCCCTGAATAACCCCGTTAAGCTTGGCTTTCTCCCGGAGTATGTCCAGCGCCAATGAGCCATGAAACTTGAACGCTCTAAACGAGTCGCCGATTTTCGGGTCAACATGATCGGTTGGGATCACGCCGACTGCCATGTCGTATAGCTCGTCTAACTTGGCATCAATAAAATCCCGGGTAACGATATTCGATTCGAAAAGCTTGCCTTGGACATGAGCAATAAAGGCTCGAATCAGTGGATGTCGTTTTAGCCGAATACCCCGATCCGGGTTTAAGCCCGCCGTCTCTGCTGCTGCCCGGTGATCATACCCGTTGAAGCAATACTCTTCGGCGAAACATCTGATCTGGGGATCGAGCGCTGGCCAGTTCTTCGCTTTTTGCTGCTCAACGAATTCCTCAGACACATCGAGAGCGGCAGACCTGTCGCTAGTGTCATCTGTACCATCTTTCGTTGAACTTTTTGCGCGAGGCACTCGGTACTCTCCAGTAGTTGACGATCTAGCTCCAGTTCCCTTGCCTTCAATTCGCCGTCGTAAAACAGCACATCAGTGGTCATCGGTCGCATGGAAGAAGCCCGCCCGGGCGAATAGTGTGCGCACGATCATACCACAGGCGAGCATCGCCGAGAACCCTGATTTTTGCACGAAACATTGCACACATGGCCGGATGGCCGGGGTCGACCATGGACCTGTCCGGGTAGAGCAGTATATCCACAGGCCGCGTCCCGTCGTCCTCTGTCCGGGGTGACCGGGTCGACCGACCACATGCCCGGGACCCCTTCTGGAATTAACAAGCTGCAATGCAAGCTCGTTGCGTTTTTTTCCTTTCTTT